CTCCTGCAGAGGATATACCCACATTTTTTTTACCGAACAAAAATACAGAATCTTCTTTAGCATGAACGATTACTCTTCCACTACTTATTATGATTTGTTTACCTTTATATGGAAATTCTGGAACGTACATTAGTTATTTCTTATTGCGGTTGAATCTTGTTGTTGCGCTGATAAAATATCGTTAGAAGTAGGCGCTTGCTCTATTTCTAGTATTGTTTGTGTTTGTTTTGCTAATGCTTTTCCATAAGATCTAAATGGAAAATTAACCAAGTCTTCTAAAACTATTTTTTGACCTGAAGTTAGGTATATAGAAGAATCGTCTGAATTAATATCTTCAATAGTAGAAGCAAAAGGATCGGAATCTATTGGTTGACCTTGACCGTTTCTAATAATGGTAATAGGATCTCCAGTATTTCCAGCCTCTGACCAATAGTTTAAAGCTTTTAATCCTTTTACGGTGCTTCCAAATCTTATTGATTGACCGAATCTAGACTCAAGAATAATATCTCCTTCGAAAGGCCTTAAGTTTTTTATTCTTTCGTTCTCTATAAATGTTCTACCCAAAGGAAGTCTAAAAGCTAAAGTATCAGTTTTGCCTTGGAATTCTGGTCTAGAACTGGCTTTACTTATGTATTGGCCGTACTCTTCCATATTAGGAAAAGCATTGTGATTAACGCCATTCCATAAAGCGTAAGGAGGAAAATAGAATAACTGTTTAGCATTGAAGTCATCGTTTAAATCAGGAGATGGTCCACTCATAATTAAAACGATCTCACCCAACAGAGGGTATTGTTTTATAAAACTAAAGATTGGAAAAGCCGGTTCTGTTACTTGTTTTAATTTGGATTCGGAAAGATTAGAATATAACATTTCAAATCTTATCTTTCCTAAGTCTTTCCAACTAGTAAAATCAGGGTTAGGTTCTAAAACGTCTCTAACCGCAGGAAGTCCATCAGGAGCAGTGTATGCTTGTATAGATCTTGTAAAAGGTCCTTGCACTATGGATTTAACTCGACCAATTATGAAGTATTGACCAAATTTACCCGTTTTATCGGCTTTAAAATTATTACCGAATATACTCATTATGCGCTAGGTAGTTGTTTTTTTGGAGCTATTGAAGTAACTTCGCTCATTAATTGTTCGATGTCTTTCTCGCTTAAAAGTCCTCCATCTTCTACGGATTTGTCTTTGGCATCAGCAGATTTTTGGAATGCACTAAGAATTTTCATTAAAACTTCGTCGTTCTTAAGGCTAGAATCCAATAAACCTTTGATCATTGGCATAAGTACTATAGCGTCTCCAGGGCCGTCTATCATATCAGCCAAACGTAATATCTCGCTCTTTATGGTAGAATCTTGTGATTTATGTTTGTTATAAACCTCTTCCACCAATTGCGCCAATGTCTTACCAGGGAAGATTTCCTTTTCTAGTTCCATAGGATTTTTTAAATAAATATCACTGGTCAACGTTTTCAATATGGTGGTCCAGTACTTCCTTATAGATTGTTTTAAGCTTCTTGATGACCTTTGTAATAGTATTGGATTGGCAATCCGTCATCTCTTTTATGTATATGAATAGCGCTTTCTTATTGAATATATCTATGTTTTCTCTCTTTTTGAACACTTCTATTATGGCATCTGCTACCTTAATTTCGCCTTCTTTTCCACATATTTTATAAACTCATCTATTACAGAGACCCTATTAATTTCTGAGGATTCAGGTTCTAAGACTAAAGTTTCGTGTGTTTTATCTGCATTGTCTATCTCCTCGACTTGCATCTTAGAGACCATTTTTTTGTAGTTTTTCTGATTGTAAATGATTAGATACCTCTTGGCAATAGTTCCAAAATAGGAGTATGCTTTACCTTTTGATTGATCGTAAAGGTGTAATTTCTGCAAAAGAAAAGAGATAACTTCGTATTTAAGATCTTCTATATTGTCTACTTCAGTATAATAAAACTTAAATGTATGGATAATATTCTCTGCTAATTTATAAAAGGCATAGTGAATTTCCTTATTGTAGATTTGATTAGCAACGGCTTGATTTGGAGCAGCACGATATCTTAGAATTGCTTCTTCAGTTTCTGTTGTAAAATAAACATTTTTTGTTTTTGGCTTTCTTTTTCTAGGTGTGCCCTTTATAGTAAGGCCCATGTCCTGTTCTTGTTCAACCAGTATGTCTTCTGCCATATTATTTTCTTCCTGTAAATTGTTGAACTCTAGCTTGGATTGCTTTTATAGTTTCAAAAAGTGACAATAATTCTGGGTCAGATTGAACCCACATTGTCATATCGATTTTATTTACTAATCCGTTAAAATCGTCGAGTAAAGATAAAGTATCGTTAACAAAACTGCTTTGGTTAAGTACGATCTCTTCTAATCTTTTATTTTTTCTATAAAGGTTGTATACTACTGCGCCAAAAATAGTGGCGAACCATAGCGATAATGAAATAATTCCAATCATTTTAAATTTGTGTTTCAACTCTTGACGCCATCAAATCCGCTTGATGCAAGATGTAAGGTAAGTTACATTTTAATTCTACGTCAGAACTGTATGTTATGTAATAAGGTTTATTTGCTTCCTCGTAAAGACCGTCGTGTAGCTTTATTGCCAAGAATTCGTTTTCAGTCACAGGAATATTTGCTTGCTGCAAATAGTACAAACTTCTATCGGCAATTCTCATGTGAGTCATATTAGTATTTATCTTAAAATATCTCTGTGCCAATCAGAATCGTTAGCAATATAGAAAGGCTCATCATTAGTACCCAGTTTGCCTAGGTCATGATTAATTGCAGAGAATACTAATTCTTCAATGGTATAAGTTTTCTTCTGACCAAAGCGCTCCCACACTTTATCCATTACTAAAGAAGCCTCAACAACTCTGTTAACATGATCTACATATCCACCAGCAAAACAGTTATGATGACTAATTTTTGTGGAGGCAGGACTAATTGCTAGAGTAACTTCTCTGGATTTATAAAATTCCATTAAAGCATCTTTTCTTTCCGAAGAGATATACTTGTCAATGTGACCGTAAAACTTTTGTAAGTTCTCTAAGATCTGTTCTTCTGTAAGCTGTTTCATTTTCATAACTTTTTATTTTTAATTAAGCGTCGTGTTCTGTATCGATCAAATGCTGGATCTCGCCTATCTTGTATTGCATTTTTTCTAACGTTTCTTTTAACTCTTGTGGAGGGCGCAATTGCGATATTTGCGAATTTTGGTACATGATCATATTAATCAATTCACCTAATTTTTTAGTAACCAGTTGTTTGTATCTCATAATGTTAATTTAATCTTTCTTTACGAATTCTATGATATTATCTATCGAGTAGAATCCTAATGTGTTGTACCCATTGACCTCTTTCTTTTTACCGATGTCATTGTATTTCTCAGCAATATATAAAACGTTTTTTCCCAAATCAACTATTGGGTACATATCTACTCCAGTAATTGATTCTATTTGGTCGCAAGCATTTGGACTCTCTTCGCAAGTAATACAATTATACTTGATATTTAATTTATCTAATGTTGACTTTAATTTTTTACATTTATCGCAACCTTCTAGTACGTATATTTTAATCATCTTCGTAATCATTAAATTCGGGGTCCAATGTTTTCATTGCTTCAATCCACAAAAGTTTTTGTTGATCAGACATACTATCAAATTGCATATTTAGATATATGTACAATGCTTGTATTTCGTCTTCTGTTAAATTCTTCTTCTGTTCTCCCTCTTGGATATTTAGTAGTTTAGATAGATCCATATTACTGCTGCTGTTGTTGTTTTCCCCCTGTAGTAGAAGGTTTTAAAAATAATTATTTTACAGGACAATAAAAAACTTAAGTCTCAAGTGCGCTCAACAAAGATTTAGTTTTTTTATTCGAAATATTTTTTGTATATTCAATTCATGGAGAACGAACAATTAGTTTTGGGCCTTTTGGAATCTGTGTTGGGAAAATCTAAACCTGACAAAAACAAGAAAGACCACTCATTCCACTGTCCAATTTGCAATCACAAAAAGCCAAAGTTAGTAGTCAATATTTCAACGGGGCAATACAACTGTTGGACATGCCACCCTGCCACAAAAGGCAAAACTCCTGTGTCTTTGTTCAAAAAGTTAGGAGTGGACAAAGAGAGAATGGTAGAGATGAAAAGCTATTTCTCCAACGATAGAACGAAGTTAGACGATACAGTTGCGGAAAAAGTATTTTTGCCAAAAGAATTTATTTCAATGACAGAAAACGATAAATCTCTTGAGTATCGTCACGCAGCAGTTTACTTAAAAAATAGAGGCATCAATGAGTCTGACGTTAGAAAATATAACATTGGATACTGTAAAACTGGGAGATATCGCAATAGAGTTATTATTCCCTCTTACGATAAAGTTGGCCAAGTGAATTATTTTATTGCTAGATCTTTCGAAAAGGATCCATATCAAAAGTACGACGCACCTTCTATTCAAAAGACAGAAATAATCGGTATGGAATACTTCGTGAATTGGTCAGTACCAGTAATACTTTGTGAAGGCATATTCGACGCAATCGCTATAAAAAGAAATGTTGTTCCACTATTCGGAAAATCTATTCCAAAGGCACTGATGTTGAAACTTGTGGAATCTCAAGTAAAAACAGTATATTTGGCTTTGGACAAGGATGCTCTTAAGGAAGCATTGACTTACTCAGAACAATTAATAAATTTGGGTAAGGAAGTCTATTTAATAGAATTAGATGGTAAAGATCCATCAGATTTAGGTTTCGAAAATATGACAAAATTATTACAACAAGCAAAGCCGTTAACATTCGGTGAGATTATTCTCAAAAAAATGATGGGTTAAACCATGCTAAGAAAAATATTTCAAGTAAGCGACATACACATTCGCAACTTCAAAAGACACGACGAGTACAGAAGAGTGTTTGAGAGACTTTACGACTACATTAAAGAAAATTTTACACAAGACGATCTAATCTGTTTGACTGGAGATATTGTGCACGCTAAGACAGACGTAACTCCTGAATTGGTAGAAGAGGTGCAAACTTTCCTAAAAAGCCTAGCAGACATTGGGCGAGTATTATTGATTCCTGGCAATCACGATGCGAACTTAAACAACGATCATAGAATGGATGCGTTGACTCCCATCGTTAATGCTTTGAACCATCCTAACTTAACTTACCTTAAGAAGACCTGTGCTTACGACATTTACGACAACAACGTTACTTTTTACCACTGGTCGGTTTTTGACAGTCACACTGAGTATCCAAAATGTTTTAGAACAGAGAACGACTTTAAGATCTGTTTGTATCATGGTCCCGTTAGTGGCACCGTAACAGAAAGCGGCTTCGGTCTTTTCGATAACGATGTGAAAGTAGAAGATTTTGAAGGCTTTGACTTAGTTTTACTAGGAGATATACACAAAACACAATTCCTAAACGAAGCCAAGACAATCGGATATCCAGGATCTTTGATACAACAGAATCATGCTGAGTCTTTAATACACGGCATATACGTTTGGGATCTTGCTACTAAGTCTGCAGAGTTTGTAGAGATAGAAAACGACACTGCTTTCTATACTATTGAAGTGGACGCAGGAGTTTATCAACCTTTACCGCAATTACCTAGAAATTTATACCTTAGAGTCAAATATAGGAACACTGATCAGTCAGAAATTAAGCGAATAGTAGCTGAAATTAAACAAGAACACAACGTATTAGAGACTTCTTTAATGAAAATACGAGACTTTACTACATCTTCTAACGAAAATAAGAAACTAAATGTACATGATGTAAGAAACATAGATTATCAAAATACTATATTAGTAGATTTCTTGAAGGAAAAGTACGATTTAGACGAGCAGTCAGTAAAAGATATTTGCGAGATCAACAAAGTAGTCAACGATGCATTACCAAAGTCAGAAGTTCCAAGAAATTCTATTTGGATTCCTAAGACTTTCGAATTCTCTAATATGTTTAGCTACGGCAAGGGCAATTTTATTGACTTTTCTAACATGAACGGTACTTACGGCATATTTGCACCCAATGCAAGCGGTAAGTCTACGTTATTGGACTCAATTGCTTATTGTATATTTGATAAATGTTCAAGAACTACAAAGTCAGCTCAAGTAATGAACAGCACTTCAGACTCTTTTAGCTGTAAATTGATCTTCGAACTTAACGGGTTGGAATATGTAATAGAAAGAAAAGGTTCAAAACAAAAATTGGGCAACGTAAAAGTCAATGTAGACTTCTATTATACTGATCAAGACGGAAGCAAAGTTTCCTTAAACGGTAAAGAACGTAACGACACTAACAAAAGTATTCAAAATGTTATGGGTAATTATGAGGACTTTGTTCTCACTGCTCTATCCATGCAAAACAACAATACAGGTTTCATTGACATGAATCAAAAGGACCGTAAAGACCTTCTTTCACAATTTTTGGACATTAATGTTTTCGAAGATTTGTACAATCTTGCTAATAACGAGATGA